GCTTGGTGAACTGACCAGCGGAAGCATCGGAGTCAAAGACCACGATGTTACGGTCAACGCCAGCAGCCATAATGGTATGCCAAGCGTCGTCATTCGTCTTCTTGACGAAAGATGCCTGAAGCACTTGCAAAGCACGAGCCACAACATCCCAACGAGCATTACGAGCGTAACGCAGAATCCAGTCAATGGACGCACCTACTTCGTAGGTTGGAACCATGACGTAATCGCCTTCGACGTTACGTTCTGGAATTCGACCGTGGTTAGGAATGGTGTAAGCAACGAAATCTTTCTCGGTGCCTGGAGCGAGGAAGTCGAGTGGGAACTCAGGCGGGGAGCCTGGAACCAAACCGATTCGCTCAAAAATATTCCCGGTAATATCACCGGCAAGAACACCCTGGCGTAGAGGAGTCGTCAACGCGACGGCCAATTTGCGAGTTGCAGCCAGGGAGATTTCTTCGTTAGTACTTCCACTACGCACGAGCAAGTCGGTCATAGCTTGAGTAGGCTTAATAGTAGCCATTGTGTTTAGTCTCCTTTTGTTAATTACGCCAATGTTGGACGTGGGCCAGAGGTAGGCAGTTTGACGTAGACCTTAGTATAGCCGTCTTCGTCTGCAACGCCTTGGAATTCCCCAATTGGGAAAGCACCATTGGCTTCTGCCGTATCAAGTAAACCGGAAGGACCGACAAAACAAGTTTCGCTTCCCACAGGGGCAGCGACGATGTCAGGTCGAACCATATTGGTGACAACGTAACCTTCCTTAAGAAGCGTTACCTTTCCACCCTTCTGATGTTCATTCTTGTGTTCATTAATCTTGGTACGAGTCAGGTCTTTGTTGACCATGTCGTTCAGAAGGATACCAAGCGGAACTGCACCGGATGGATTAGCTGCGTATGTGGCCAAGTTTTGACTTTGGTCCATAGCTGCTCCAGAGCCAGCGGTAGAGAGGGTTGCGATACCACCACGCTCGGCAACTTCATTCATGTGCCAAGCAATATCAGTGATTCCCTCGTAGCGGTCACCTTTGAGTGCCATTGTGTTTAACCTCCGTTAGGTTGTTAAGTGAGTGAATAAAAAAGAATCGGCAATTACTTGCTGTCTTCTTCGGGACCGTCAGAAGGACTAAGCATAGACCCAAAAGTGCTGGCCATTGAAGCCATCAATTCAGCGTCTTCATCGTCCTGTTCTGAACTTGCAGCGGAAAGGTCGATACCATCTTCCTCTTCGCCATTTTCGAGGGCAGATGCAGCGGAAGCTTCATCACCTTCTTCTTCTTCAGAAGACGCATCAGCTTTTTCGTCTTTTTTGTCTTCGTCTTTGCCTTTGCCTTTCTTCTTAAACTTATCTTTGTCGAACTTCCCACGGGCCTCAACAAGGTCAGCTTGCGTGCTAACAAATTCCGCGAAAATTTCGTCATCGACGCCAGAGAACTTTTCAGCCATCTGTTCTGCGTCTGCCTTATCAACACCCTTATCGACTAGTTGAGAAACTCGCTCAGTCTTTGCGGAAGTTGCAGCAATCTCTTCAAGCTTCTCGGAAGCTGTGGAAAGTTCGCTTTTGGTTTTGTCATGGTCTGCGGTAGCAGACTCGGTAGCTTTTTCAGCCTCAGCCTTTGCACTTCGAAGATTACTGATTTCAGTATCCTTCTCTGCAATGGTGGACGTAAGAGCTTCAATCTCAGAGCGAAGAGTCGCGTACTCAGCTTGAATCTTCTCTTCACCGGCTTTATCAAGTCGGTCGCGAAGTTCAGCAATTGCACGCTGAGCGTCTTGCCATTGAGCGTCAGTGACAACACTAGTAATCGTGTCGGCCATACTGGTCTCCTTCTTTGTGTTTGAGTTAATTATGATTTTCGACTGCGGAACGATTAAACCATCTTTTTCGTTGAAAGAGGCCACTATCCCTTCGAACCTTGAAACATCATTTAAGATGTGACTTTCAGGATTACCTGGGTCATCTACCAAACCTTTTCCGCTAAAGGCGAGGTTTCGCATCATTCTTCCTACACGGTGGCCTTCGTATTCGCCATTACCGCCGTAAGCTCTCAAATGCTTGGTTAAAAACGCACTGTCGTTAGAGCGGGCAACGACGTGACTTAGTCCATCTGGGGCTGTGACTGCGTAATCAAAGTTAGAGAACAACACTTCCATTGAGACCATCCACTTACCAGCGGCAATCTCTTGTAACATTTCCGCCGTCTCATCTTCAAGTGTTTCATCTCTACAACTTAGATGTTTATAGAGTACCGCACTTGTGAGAAGGTGGAACTTATCAGGAAGGTCATCAATAACTGTATTGTTAGGTATCAGACTATAGTTGTCATCAACCCCGCAGCATCCAGTAATATGGCCGAGAATGTGCCTAGGGTTATGCTGAAAGTTAAAAGGCTTATCTTCTGGCGTCAATCTAGCCGCCCAAGTCTCTTCTCTATCAAACACATCATCATTCTTATTCCAACCAGTTGTGGTCAAAATAGTATGAAGATAGTGTAAGTCATACTGACCCTTATTAGTAGCATGTGCTACCTTAGCCCATTTTTTAGCTGATTCTTCATGGCTGGTACTTGCGACCGCACTCAGAATTCGCTCATCGACTGTTACTGGACAAGCTATTGCAATGGAACTTTTTTCTTGTATTATGTTAGTCAACCCAGCATCACGCTCGGCTGCATAAGTAGCTATTGCTCTATGCATTAAAACTGTCCCTTCGTATTAGTTATACACCAAAAAATATTAATAGCCCAGTTTTCCTCTTAAAAACTGGTTTATCTCTTCGTCCACAGGGTCTACCTCAGCAATACCCACTAGACCTGGAAGCTTATCTGAGGTAATTGCACTACCATCGGCAATCGCCTTTTCGGCCTCATTTGAGCCAGCAGAGAAGAAAACCACTCGTTTCGCAAGTTCTTCGTCCACATTGACTTCCGCCGTTTCTACAGAAACTTCTACGAAATTCTGGTTATCGGCCTCATCGTGGCTTCTCCACACGGAAACATGATTGACATTCTTCAATCTTTCACCGTTGACATCCACGTCTAATTGTTTAGATTTAGTATCATACGCTACGTTAATAATCGCCATTGTTTCTCCTTAGTTAACTTGTTCCCACAATAAAGAATACACCGCAGCTTGTACCGAACGCATTTCGTCGATATTTGGCTCACGTCCATTATTCTTCTTTAGCTGGGACACGAAAGCACTGTGGCACTTGTTAAAGATTAGTGGAAGGGGTTTATTATTTGCTGCTATTCTAGCAATTACATCATCTGTTACTTCTTCAAAAGGGCTCAGGCTGGCCAGTACCTTAAACTTCATGCGTTCTGCCGCTGCCGTCTCCTTCTTAGATAGGCTTCTCATGCTGTCTTTACCGAAGTGGGAAAGCATAACAGGATTGACCTTGTCGGCTATAACATCTTGAACTTGCTTAGCCCACGTCATTTGTGTAAGGAAGGACGCTGTATCCTCTATAGAATCAGCAGCGGTTCTCACCTTGAAGCTACGCTCCTTGCGTCCACCGGGGCCATCCTTCTTTCCGGCTGGTCGTCCGTTTTTGCCAGGAACCTTCTTAGAGGGGTCTCCAGGCTTACCTGATTGAGCATTCTTCTGTATCATCGTTTCAAGCTGTCGGTCGAATGGAGATTTCTTGTCAGGGGTTAAGTCTTCTAGTCCAGCATCTTCTGGATTAATATAACCTCGCTGCAATGCCATCTTAGTATACTCATGTTCTTTCTCAGCAGTAAAGAAGGCACCAGCCTTAGGATTACGCTTACCAGACTCACGTTCTTTCTTCTCTCTCTTCTTACGAATCATTTCGACTGCATCATCCTCTCCAAATCGCTCCAACAAGGTTTCATCACTAATAAGGTCTATCTCATACAGACTCTTAAGTAGACCCTTCTCTGCGGCTTTATCAGTCAACGTCATTTGGTCAAATACCACTTTAGCCCCTGGTTTTAGGCCCATTGCCTGTCGGAACAACTCAATCTCCTGCTCCCAGAATGCAGTCAAAATACCACGTCCATAGTTCAGTCTCTCCACAAGTGTTTGCATAGAGATGAAGTTATTAGTAGTACCACTCATGCTGCTATTACCAGTTAGAGTACCTGGAACACCAAACGTTTCGTATAGAGAGTTTAGCACAGGCTCGTACTTAGTAGAGCCGAGAAACTGATGAACATCTGTCTTCACGCTATCGACCTTGAGGTCTGGACCCCAAATAAGGTCAAAGGCTCCACCACCGGGGTTACTTAGAAGGATGTCGGCTAGTTTGTTAATAGCTTCATCTGTAGGAATAATGCCTTGGTCTAGGTCACCAAGTGTCCAAACACGGACTTGAGAGATAGCACCGTCGAGTGCTGCGAGGTCTGCCAGTTTCATCTTCTCTAGCAGGATAAGGTCATCCATGGCGGCATAGGCGATAGGGTCTGCCCACGTTTGCCAGTCGTCCTTTTTGTAGTGAGATACTACAATTTTATCTCCATCAAGAATATAGAACTGCTTACCGCTCTGTGCTGCTACACGAATATCATTAGGAATCTTCGCCACTAACGCACGCTCTAGTTCATCACGAGGGTGTAGAATCTGATTTCTCAGGTTGGCAGGCAGAGCCAAGGCGATAACTTGCTCGCCCACAAATTGTCCTAGTGCCCCACCAGCAATCTCTATGGTCATCGGGTTTAAAAAGTTGTAGCGACTGGGGATTACACCCTTTCTAGTCTGTAGAGGAGCATCTAGTTCTTCTGTGGCCTCTAATTTGGCACCCATTGCAGACATTAGCTTCTTAGCTTTTTTGCCCAACTTAGCTGTCCATCGCTGAACCACCACATTTCCTAACCTGTATAAATAGTTAGCAAAACGTTCTGAAACATGCTTACCACGAACTTTCTTCCACCACGCTCTATACAACTTCTGTTGTTTCTTATCTGGGTGAACTATGTTAACACCCTGTACAGTAAAGTCGCCCATGAGGTCCACAATATTACGAACCAAGCCCACTCTCCTGTAGGCCTGATTTGAAAAGGACATGATGTCTTTCGGCTTTACCGGGACACTCTCTGATGGCCGAAACGATTCATAGGACTTACGAGTGAATTCGTTACGCACACTGATGTTCGTAGACACATCCTCAAATAAAGTCCTATCAGCACTAGCAAAGTGCATCCTGTCACCCGCTGCGACACCAGTGTACGACCCCACGGCTTGGGTCAATGCGTTCTGGGCAATCTGAATGCCATTCTCACTGTTGGGATTAAATACGGCAACCGCAACCTTCGATTTTTGAGATAAGTCGTTTGTTTCCATATGTTTAGGTCGCCCTTGATAGTAATTGTATTGGTTATGGGTTTACAATGGTATTATACGCCAAATAATACTATTGCCGATGAACACCCTTCCCATATGACCGCTTATTCATTCCAGAAACAATATGGGCGGGTCCAGTATATAACTGACCAGTCACCCCTCTCGATACGCTTTGTTGCCCAACGAACCCTCCCACAAAATTATGTGGCTGTCCTTCCAGCTTCCAATCCATAACGTGTGCCACCTGATTAGCTATAACAAGGGCACTGTACCTATCCTTGCGGAGGCGGGACTTCTTACCACCGGGTGCCGGAACTTCGGGCGTGTCCCACTTATCCCTACCTGCT